ATCGTAGGAGTTATTTTAGTGATATATGTAGGAAAGAAATTTGTAGATAAATACTTTAACCAAATATACGGAGAAAAATAATGAAAGATTGTTCATGTAAATGTGAAAAATGTAAAGAATGTAAATGTGATTGTTGTGATTAATGGCAGTTAATAAAATAACAAATAAACAAGTGGTTACTAAAGAATCTATTAATAGAGCTGACCAAATTTCTACAAGAAATACAACTCAAAGGCAAGGTAATAGAGCCGCATCAGTATTGCCTGGATTAGATTATACTAAAAATTATGCTATCACTTTGAAAGATGTAGATACATCAGTAATTAAATATATAAAAAATGTATTAAGACCTAAAATTAGTGAAGCTAATGAGATGGTTGATGTACCTGTAATGTATGGTAATGAAGAAAGATGGGTATCAGTCAGAAAGAATGGTGTTAACAGAGATAAAAATGGTTCTTTAATATTACCATTGATTATGTTAAAAAGAACATCCATAGGCAAGAATGAATTGTCAACACAAGGATTTGAGCATGATATTCAAATGAAATATGCTAGAGTTACGAGAAATTCCAAATGGTCAAAAGATAACCAATATGATAGATTTTCGGTTTTGACTGGTACAAAACCTGTAACTGAAAATATAATAACTGGAATGCCTAATTTTTCAGATGTTACATACGAATTTATTTTATGGACATCATATATAGAACAGATGAATTCATTGATTGAATTATTTGTTAGTCATAGTAATAAATATTGGGGTGATAGTAACAATTATAAATTTTTATCGACATTAGATTCAATAGATGATGCAACGGAAATGACAATTGATTCCGAAAGAATTGTAAAATCTACATTTAGTTTAACAACACGAGCATATTTATTACCAGAATATATGAACTCAACTATAACAAATAAAGTTTCAAAAACTAAAAGAGAATTAACACCAGGTAAAGTGGTGTTTGGTTTTGAAGGTGACGCAACAAACGAACAAGTAGGAAAATAAACAATAGGAGGTTATAATGCCAGAAGAAGTTAAATTTAC